ATCTCCTTCGTAAATCTCCTGACCATTACGGTCAGTGAGTCCGGTAAATTGTTGAATCACTACGTGATTAGAAACATCTTCTTTTACAAGTCCAGACGAAAACATTCCACCATAGTCATTGTAGATATCGTATACCTTATTTGCAAATACGTGATCTAACTCTAATCCCTCATACTGATCTGCGTTAGAGATTAATAGATCATATCGAAATTTGTTGACTCTTTTATCCCAGAATCTAAATTTAATATCTCTCATTTGTCAATATCCCATATCTAATTCTTGTGCTTGATCTGTTAGTTCTTGCAACGCTGCGTATCTAGCACAGGCACGAATCGCTGCATCTTTGGATTTAAGCTCTATGTCGAAATCAGCATGAAAGTCTGGTGGACAGTCTGTAGGCATGTCTGCGTGACTGCGAGGGTTTGGTTTGTCTGGATGCCCTTCGCTATAATGAAACAGCGGCTTACAAGGCCAAGTGTCAGCACAATTCTGCATATTACCTAAAATAGATGGATTCAAATTATCGTGATGGTTGTCGTGGGTAATCGGAATACCATAATTATCAAAAAAGTATGTAAGCAAGTTTTCTACAGTCCAGCAACCGCGATCCTCATTTTCTACAACAAGACGACTGGTAACTGACTCGTCGCACTTGGCAAGGTTGGACATAAAGCGAGCAGCAATATCGGCAAGATCGCCCTTGGTACAGTTGACATGGATATTCATGGGATTGTAGTAACTGCGGTCACAACCTAGCATGTCCATGACCCAGCCGTGGTGGTTGAGTTCTGCGATGGACTTGTCTACAGCGTCTTGATTCTCACTAGCAAGAACCACAAATTGATCTGGATGCGTAGACAGTCTGACTTGCCATGTCTGGTTATACTCAGCAGTCTCTCTGAGGCAGTCTACAATCTCTTGGTATTGAGGAACGTCTGTAATGTCATATTTAAAATCAGGATGCGTTAGAACGGGGAATAGGGAGCTTGAAACACGGTATCCCCAGCCGTTCTCTGCACAATGCTGGATAGCCATGAAGGTGACGTTGCAGTTGTTGAGCCAGCGGTCGCCAAGCTCACGCAAAGCGTACTGATCTCCATGCTGATCGCATAGATCGTTAAACCGTTTCCAAGTCATAGTCTGGAACTGGTAGCCTTGCTCTTTGAGTTCGTTACTGATACAGCATAAGTTATACATTTGAAATCCTCGGTTAAGTGTGACTGACTACCCTATTATAGTCTATGAATCGTCATTTGTCAAGCGGTACTTTAATATTTTTTTTGTATTTGCGTACCGACTCCACATTATACCTGTGAAGAAGAGTATTGGCCTTCACCAAGTAATTAAGTAGCGTTAATAGGCAGTATCTTACAAGCTAGTGTATTCTCAATGCTAAATAATTTCTGTGCTTCTTCACAGGACTATGTTGACAGTGGTAGGTCAGAGCATAGATTTTTAATTTTTATTGCGATACCTTGGAGTGGTCGTACACTCCGCTGCAACCTATTATCTCATAATGGGTAAGAAAGCAAAACTTCACCCGATAACTTTTTTATACAAATTCTTACGAGACTGTGGCACTGTGCTACCATTACCACAAAGTAGGAATGGCGGGACTCGAACCCGCACTGGATGGATTTTAAGTCCATTGTCTCTGCCGATTGGACTACATTCCCAAATTTGATTATTCCTTAAAAGCTAATTCTGCAACTTCTCTAACAATGGTTTTAACGCGAGAAAGTTCTGCATTTGGGAAATAGTGCATTATATATGCAGGGATATCGTTTTCTACTTGGCTTGTATACAGATATTTGCGATCACACACTTGCTTAAAAGCGAATCTGCGTAGTTTATTGTAGTCTGTCATTTGTAATTCCCCAATGTGATAATTTTAAGTAGCTCTATTCCGATTCGAACGGAAATCAACTCTTTAGAAGAGAGTTATGTTATCCATTACACCATAGAGCCATAATTGGACTGGACAGGACTCGAACCTGTAATCGACGAATTATGAGTTCGCTGCATTGACCATTATGCTACCAGTCCATGTAAACTATTATAGTCTACATATCGGCAAAAGTCAAGAGGTACTTTACAAAAAAAGCCAGAATCTTTCGACTCTGGCCTAGTACAGATAATTAAGTGTTAGAACTTTAGTTCATACAGCTTAACAAACTGATGACTCTCTGGTGGTTCACGGTACAGAGGGAACACCATAGGCATAGGACGGACCTCTGGAGCCTTTTTAACTTTAGGTACACATGGATGTACCCTTTTAAAAACGGGCGGCTTATAGTGCCACTCAGCAGGCTTATAGATCCATCTCTGCGGTTCAGGCAGACACATTTTTGCTTTAAATGGTGCTGACAAAATCATACCTGCACCATGAGCAGTTCTACACGTTGCATCTTTTAAATAACATCCAAAACCCTTGAATACATCACAGGGTGAAAGACATTTAAATTCAACAACCTTGCTAGGTCTTGAACAGTCCTGTGCTTGAACATCGTTGCTCACAACACATCCAACGAAGATGGCGACCGCCATCAAAATTAGTTTCATCTACTTCTCCTAAAAACTTTAAGTCCATAAGATTGACCGGCACGACTTGTACCCCTAAAGATTCCTCGTCTAGTTCGTCTAGTAGTTGTTTTACATTCCTCCTTGATTAAAACAGGTTCACTGACTACAACATCGTTTGCTTCCTCAACAAACTCTTCATAAACTTTTTCAACATCTACCGTATCTTCCTGATCTGGTAAAGGTGCTTCAACTATTTCTTCCAATGGCAAAGGCGGCTGGCTCAATTCGCTTTCTTCGGCAAAGACAGTTTGTTCTGCTTCCCCATAAGCAGTTGAAGCCGTAGGATTGTCGAAGTTAGTGCTTAAAAGAGAAATCACCATGCCAACAATAGCAATACTAAAAAATGCGTTTGTTATATCTTTCATTTCATCTCCTCTGTAATAATTGATAACCAGTAAATAAGGTTCATAGCATTAACGAGCAATATAATCGTCACTACTAAGAGCATTACAAACATCGGGAACTTCACCCGTTGTGATAAAGTCCCAATAGTACGAAAACGGCGTTGTAAGATTTGCCGAATCATTCCCAAAAATTCCTGCTGTATATGGTGAGGGGTAGAAGGTCAAGTAGTAAAACAAAGCAAGTTGAAAAATTAACACAGGTACAAGTGCCAATCTATATTTCTTAACAAAACTTAGACCAATCATAATTAGGGATGCAATACCAGTTGTTGCCGCCTTGAGATAGATCAGACCCTCTACGCCATGATTCTGAATGATCCATGACGCAAAGGGGTTCTGTTCGTCTTGAGGTAAAGTTTTCATAAAAATAAGATTGAGGGTATTGTCGTAAGCAGAGATCGCACCAATCACTAACGATATAAGTAAAAATGGAATTGATTTGCAACACTCTTTAACAATAGCCATAGTTTTCTCCCGCACAAAAGTAAGTAAGTTAATGTACGAGATTATACACTATTCCCAATCCCAATCTTCTAAAGTTTGCTCATCAAAAAATACAGGGTTTTCTAATTCCTCTACATAATCGTAAGGGGAGTAATCATCGCTATCACGCTCTGCTACCTCTTCCTCGTATATTGCCTCACTCTCCATATTCATCTCGCTTCCTTTCTAGGTCTTTAATTTGCTTATTCAATGACGCAATCGTTTCTCTAAACTTTTCTGCGTCTTTTCTAAAAAACGTGTTCTGGATCGCTAGTTCGTAATAATCAACCGCCATCCAGAGTTGACTCAATTCCCATTCAATATCAGACATTTGTTCTTGCATAACAAAATCTCCTAGAAAGAAAAAAGAAAGGGAGCAGGGCGAACCATACTCCCAGAGGTCTAACCAACCACAGTTAGAAATCTACTTCTGAGTCACATTCATCTTCTGCGTCCATGCAGTAATCAAGATCATCCCAATCCTCTGAGTAGACCGCTTCTTCCAGTTGCTCACGGGCGATAGCGATAACTTCGTATTCGCTGACCCGCATCTTCTGGCAGTTACAGTCAGATGGAACGCTAACAATATCTTTTGGGTTGAACTTAACCAGTACGACAACGCCAGTGCTACCTGCCCAGTCGCAAGCATACTCATAAGTACCGACATGCAGACCAGACGAGCATCCTTGCGTATGGTCGTCACAGACCTGTCGTCGCTTCATGGTGCAGACATCACCTACGTTATTACGGAATGTCTTGCCGGTGTAGATGTCAACAAGGTCGCCATCTTTAAGCTCACCGTTCTTGACCTTGATGGTATCGCCAGCGTGAGGACGAACACCTTTGTAGCCAACCATCATACCGTCTTCGGTAATTGGCAGACCTTTGTGGCTTGACCAAGTGTAAGACTCTTGAACCGCACGTTCGCTAACATTGTCATAAAGATTTGTCAAGTAATTAAGCATTGGCTGGTGAGGAAAACCCTGCTGGATCATCTCAATGACGCGACTGGTAGGTTGATTGGCAACCTGTTCATCCTCGAAGTAGAGGAATCCATCGCGAAACTCAAAGTCACCCTCTGACCAATTCTCGATCTCGTTACCAGTATTGATTAGACGAACAAACTCATCAGCATCACCACTATGCACGCACTCTACAAGACCAGAGTATTGTGGGTGAGTGTGGTCAAACATATGAGGCTGACCATTAAGAACTACAGTCCAGTGATTGTCGTTAGATTTTACGCTTGTCAACATAATTTTCCTCGCTAAAGTAAAAGTGATTGGTTCCGACTCTTCTATTATAGTCTATGTATCGGTAAAAGTCAAGGGGTTCTTGAGAATTATCTGAAACTTTTTCCAATTCTTTCTGATCCGTTGGCAATACCTTTAAGTTTTGACTTCTCTTTTTTATCCTCCTCTACTCGTCCAGTGGTCTTGTCGGTAAGGGTTTGCTCTTTGCGATTGAATTGAAGGAACCAACTATAGCCGATGTAATTGTCATGGCAATACTGACCCTCAACATCTCGCTTCATCCAGACATTGACTCGGTATCTTTCTACGCCACCTTTTTCCCAAAGGAAACCATCTGTTATCTGTGTAATATTTGCGGCATCACCAGTAGTAACATGACGATCAAGGAAAGCCTTTAAAATGTCATTAGGAATGGTTGGCTTAGGTGGTGCTTTTGGCTCAACATATTCTTCTTGAACCTTCTTCTTCCTCTTGGTACTCTTCATAGCTTAACTCCTATGGTTGAAAAAAGGGCAGAGCGAATCATACCCCCATTATAACATACATATCGGTAAAGTCAAGGGCTATTCTTTAACAGTTCCTCCAATATATTCTGCGACGATCTCCTTGTTCCGACTGATTTCCCAATCAGAAACAAATGTCAACATCTTATGACGATCATTCCATTCGTCCATCATCTCTTGCAGCATGGTATCCTTGGTCATCTCAACAACAACGCCAAGACGCTTACAGATGTCCGCAATCTCAGCGTTCTCGCAGGATGTTGCAAGCTCAACGATCTCACGAACTTCATCATTATCAATGTATTTGTTGATTGTTTTGAACTTATCCAGATCACTGTCATTGAACTCGAAGTAGGTTTTAGGTGCTTTCTTTGCGTACTCTCGACGTAGGTAATCATCCAGATGGATAAAGTTACCTTTACGAAATGCTGCGGTCTTGAGGAAAGCAGTCTTGAGTCCAGTTACATTGATCTCACCGATATGCTCCTTGGCAGTCGAGAGTGTAGAACTGATCTGACCGTTAGAGTCAGTCCATGAAAGACTGTGGTATGCAGGCTTGTTACGATTGACCTCAACATACACGATCTCTGAACCATCAAGCTCGATCTCTGTCTCAGACCAATAGTCAGCAGCATTGTAACCCCAACCTCTAGCATTAGAGTTGAAACTTAAAGTTTTACACTTACTTGTTGTTCCACCAGAAGATGAACGAGTGACCTTTGGAAGATCATCCAAGTCCTCTAGCATATCTACTGGAATGTTACATTCCTGTGCTTGTGCCAAGTCCTTGAAGATATACATGGTAAAACCATTTGACATATCTTTTAGGTATGACTTGATGCGAGTCTGCATACGAGGTTTGTCAAGGTAATACTTAATATCACCAGTAGCACTGATCGAATGAGTGTTATACTTCTCGCTGCCACGATACTTAGACTGCCAGTACGTCACCGATTCTGCTGGTTCGGGTAGTGCATAGCAATCTAGGTTCTTGCGACCTACGAATCGCCCAAGCTGACCCTTGCCAAGAGTTTCTGCTAGTGCTGCCTTCTTGAACGGAGTATCCTCTGCCTCGATCTGGTCAATAGCAATCTTGGTGAGACTATCTTTTACTGACGCAAACTTAGCCTTGAGTGCTGCCTTGGTCTTGTCGGTCATCGACAGATTCTCGCGAGCAGTATCAAACTCTAACTCTCCGAGGTCAAATTTTAAGTAACCGTCAACGTCGAACTCATCAAGTTGATTTGGAATCTTGTAGGCGATGTTGCCCATGAGAGCATACATGCTACCCCAAGATGGAGTCAAGCCGAAGTCATCACCCTTGAAAACGTACTTGTCACGCATCTCTTGACACTTACGAATTACATGCTGGTTGTTGATCTTTGGAAGCGTACCTTCCCAGAACATGAACACATGCCCTGCTTCTTCCTCAAACTCGCTGACCTTGCCGTTGACAGTCAGCTTGACTTCCAGACCATTAGGTTCGTCCGTAGGTGCTGACCCCAGAGGGATAACCTTTGGTTGACGCTTCTCGTCACGCATACATTGGTAGGTGCGAACGATACCATCAAGGTAACTTTTAACGGTAAAACTATCGCACATGCTGTAGGGCGACAGACTACCGATACCAAAGCAACCAATGACCTCGTTGGAATCGCGTTTAGTGCTGACCCCAATAGCACCATATACATTGGCAATATCATCGTCTGCAAGACCTGTGCCGTAGTCACGCAGACTGAACCAAGGTTCTAGCTGAGTAGGCAAGTGTACGTCGAATGGTACGTCCGTAGTGCCTGCCATAACGTGAGAGTCATGTGCGTTACATGCTAACTCTCGGATAACAGCACGTTCTTTGTTGCTGTAAACCTTGTCTGCGAACATATCAAGAATGAACGCTACGTCACCGATGGCAACGTCACGCTGCTCGAAGTCGCCATGAAAAGTTACGTCTTGTGGTGCTGATTCAAGTTTCATCTAACTGTCCTCGAAAAAAGTGTGGTTGGTTGTATGGCTCTATTATACCATACATTATCGGAATGTCAACGGGTAAACTTAAATAATTTTGAAAAAAGTTTTCGCCGTTTTCTTTTCCTTGCTAAATTCTCATGCAGGTCAAGGAAATCCTCTACCTCCTGTTTGTTCCAGAGTTTCCTGCTTATCTTTTTGTCGTTACTTTGTACCGTCCAACTGGTATCTTTGTTGTATTTAATGTTATAGTCTACCAATCTGCCACCTCTGTTGATAAGTGTTCCCATCCACCATCGTCTGCGTCACGAATAGCAGCGATAGCATCTTCCATGATATAATCACACTGTTCTTCTTCGTCTAGCTCTTGCCACTCTACACCAGTAATAAATTCCGGTCGCGATTCTTCACTACCGATATACTGGTATCTAATATTCTGTGGGGAAATCTTAACCCAGCCAGAAAATTCTACCACAATATCTTTAGACTCGCTCATAGTTTTCCCAGTCCTCATCGTATGCTCCTGTTTCGCCATCAAAAATGTTTTCAAATACAATGGTAACGTCATCCTCTTGGATTCGCTGGATGAGTTTCTGCTTTGCCTGCTCGATCAAAGTGTCTGGATCAGTACCAATCGGAGCGTCAACTACAACAATACTATCAAGACTAAAATCATAAGATACATTTTTATTCATCGTCATTCTCCTGTGGAAAATACTCTACGTTAATACCCCAGCTAAAACTCTCACAGAAAATGCCACGCTCCATCAATGCTTCGTAGATGATCTCTCCGATAGCATCACTATCTTGTTGTGACATATTACTACCGCACAGTTCAACTTCTTTGGTTAGAAAATCATTCATTGTCTAATTCCTCAATGTCGTTAAGTAAAGTCCTAGAGTCAGCAAATAGATGTGCTAGATGCACAAAGCGTGTTCCAAATAAATCCTCCATTAAATTTTGATTCTTGTGCAGAACAATGGTATTGACTGTCTCTTGAATGTTGAGTTCAAGTTCTCGCCACTCACGAGATAGCTCACGAAGTATCTCGACACAAACCATTTCCTGCTGTTCTTTTAAAGTCATCTTTCTTCCAAACATTTGCGTCTCCTGTGGTACGAAGTTAATTATACCATAGGTATCGTCATTGTCAAGAGGTTTCTTGAATGTTTTTTGCAATTTTTTCTGCAAGCCACAATCTAGCAGTCTCGCTCTCAAGATTGATCTCAAGGTCACGCACCGCTTCTAATACTTCTAAAATCTTATCTTTCATAGTTCTGGACAATCCCATTCAATTTGTGGTTCTTTACCATCTGTATGCAGAGCGATAGAATAAAATTGTAGACTTTCTTTTTCTATCAGTGCCGCAACAAAATTAGAAACATCCTCCTTGCTTAACTCTTCTCCATCAAGTTTTACTTCAATCTTTATCGTCTGCATGATTAACTTTCTGTATAACAAAACACTGATTAAAATCTTCCCGTTCAATTATCTCCCACGTTACACCTTCATGGTCGAATGTTTCTCCTGCTTGCAGCGTATCACGCAGCGAACCAAGATTCGCAACGTCAGTATAAAAGTCATAGTAATAACGCTGGTCGTCAAATAGATCACCTTGCACTTGCATTAGTTTACCTCAATATCCATAGTATGAGTTTCGGGAACACCAAAAGCATTTTTGGCAGTAAATTTTAGTGTGACAGTATTTCCACTGACTCTGGTTGACATATTGTGAAATGATAGAGTGTCTGGATAGTTGACCATCGACCTCACAACAGCTTTTGCTGCTATAATTTTATCAATGTCTCCACCACCTGATCCAGAACCAGAATCAGAACACCCAACAAGACAAGCACACAATAATGCGATAGCAAATACGTTCTTCATAACTCTTATCCTTTAAATATTAAACACTCATTTCTGTCCATTCAGTCTCATCACAATGCCCTAGCAGTTTCTTGACCGCCTTGCCCTGATCGGACAATGTACGCTCGTAACAACTGTCTGAGTCAAACACTACGCAGGCAACGCCCTTTGGTACTTCCCAACCATTGTTGCGACCTGAACCCCAAGCGGTAACTTCTTGGATGTATGGTAGATCGTTTGCATCTGGGCAGGCATCGAGGATGCGAGTAAACAAATCCTGAACGTACTCAGAGTTCTCGACCCAACAATCACCGTACTTGGCAACCTCACCACCAACCTCAACTACAGAAGCGATGATCTCTCGAATCTCGCTAAGTTTCATGGTCTTTTTTAGACCACTAAGAGGTTTGAAAGATTCTACTAGGTCTGCACTCCATGTACCATTTGGAGTTTGTACTGAATCTTTTACAAGTTGTTCATGGTAAGAATGACAGACAGCAACAACATTTGCTTTGTTCTTACCGTTGATAACACGCAGAAATTCGTCTGTGGTGAAGATAATACCACGACCTGAATAAATGTCCATTCCCATAACTCTGTCCTTTACTAAACTAAGTCCAAGAAAAAAGCGTGACAACCGCTTGCCACGCTAGTTATTATACCATACTTATCGTCGAAGTCAAGAGGTAATCTTTAGAATTTTCCTCGTTTTTGGTGATTTTGATAAGTAATCTTGGTTGCTTCATCATTTAGGATCAATTCTTTAGCTTGCTCAATGGTGATTTTCAATCTTTTTGCTCTTCTAAGGTGATCTGCCATATTATTAAGCGTAGTTCCAGATACCCAATCTTCGCCCTTAGCAGGTGCAGGTGTGGGTTCTGGTGCAGGTTCTTCTGCTACTGGTTCAGGTTCAGCAACTTTTGGTTCTTCTTTTTTAGCAGGTTTCTCATCCCAAGATTTCCACCTACTCCAACCCACACCATTTTTGCTGCCGTGTACGTTCTCACCAGTAAGGTCTTTTTTTTCATCAGACATATTTTAGTCTCCTTAAGTTAGTTAGACTTCTTCCAAGAAAATAAATTGTTGAGCCACTTTTTACGCTCTTTACAGTTGCACTCTTTTAAGTTAAACCACGATTTAAATCGCTCTTCTGTGATACCAAAAGACTGCAAAGTTGATTCCACAATGTCACCCAGTCCGGTGACTTCTGATTCTGTACTATTAAACTTTACTCCTTTTTTCTTTAGATCATCAATTACTGGTTGCATTTCCTCTTTTAATTCTTGATTTTGCTGTGGAGTAATCGACATTTTTCTCCCCTAAAGATTAACTTTTCTTCTTTTTGTGTTATACTCAAAGAAAATTACGGTTACGTTTTTTATGATTTTCCAAGAGATTATACACAAAACAGGGGAGTTACCAAGCAATATACTCCCAAACTGGTGAGAGCAAAATAATCAATAAATACAAGAAATAACACACATAAACACTAAGTATAATACCCATATTCATAATACGACGATAATGACGATATTGTTTAACTGACCTCTTACTCATAATCTGGAATACACCACCTCAAAAAACAATAAGTAAATTATAAATCGGCCAAAAACCCTGTAAAAACGCATCATTTAGTGTTATTTAGTGTGTAAAAGTCTCTATTTGTATAGTGTGTATAGGGCATATATTAGTATATACATACCTATATTTGGCTGACTGTTATACATGCGGCGATTCGGAAGGATAAGGCTGAGACAATCCGATAGCATCAGCTAAGACGCTTTTTGGGGCGTGGTGCGGGCATATTTTTTAATAACATAATTTTACATGGACTACGAACCAATGAATCCATCAGGGGCGAGGGGCATCTTTTGCCCATATAAAGATAATTATAACCAGTATCACCATAAGCATGTATACCTTCATTGTCTGTATATTCAACAATATATTTACCACGATCAACCATGTAGTATTTCTCACCATCACGATCTGTGTAATATGGACCAGACCCGCCCACTACTTTGATACAGTCGCCTCTTTGTAGACTCTTAAAATCTTCTACTTCCTTTTTGCGGATGCCCTTTGGCGGCTTCTTCATCTTAAATGCTTGACCACAATTCTTACACTCAAATGATCTCACACCATTTATCTCATTACAATGAATACATAACTTCTTTCCACGGCCTAATTTTGGCTGGCTGTTTGACATTGTGCGACTTTCTTAGTTAGAGTAATACAAACCTGTCCATCATACATTATAACATATTATCGACATATGTCAAGGGGGTACTTTAATAAAATATTGAAATTTGGCTGACTGTTATACAAGCGGCGATGTTTTTATTTTGAGTAAGACATGTTACATTTTGTAGGAACTTATGAATATGTGGTGACACTTTGTACCAAAACCGCTGACTGTTATACAGGCGGCGATGCCCATAGATGGGCAGAGACAACCAGTGTCAAGTCGCTGCTCTGTCGGGCACAGGCGGGCACAGGCGGGCACAGGCGGGCACAGGCGGGCACAGGCGGGCACCTATATTGTACCATAAATATTCCTAATATCAAGGGGTCTACATCATCGGCGGTATAAATAGTACGTAAGTCTATACAGGACATATACTTAGACATACACATAGTTTTTTGAATTTGACGTAAGTTGTTGATATATAAGGACTTAGGTGCGGTGAGGCCCGCCCCGCTCGACGCAAGTCCTTTGCTGGTAAGGACTTACGGCGATTCGGGAAAAATTGGAAAAAAGTGTGGATTTGGGGTTGACAGCCTACGGCCAATCCTTCTCAGCTACCCCGTGAACCACGATAAAAATCACGCACAAAATTACAAATTGGGTCATGTTACCCTCCAGAAAGCCCGCCCCCCGAAGGGGGCAGGCGACTCACGAAAGGGTAAACGTTACGCCGAAAGTTCTAGTGCCAGAGTCTCAGCCGCGAGAACGTAACGGTCAGACGATGCACGAAGGATTCTAGCGAAGTCGGACTTGAAGCCCTTCTTGGCTTGTGCATCGTGCTGAACGTAACCCTGCACAGCGTTAAACGCTTCCCAAGCGGAGACGATTTTCTTCTCGCCAACTTGGAACGCATCGCGTCCAGTGGTTTCACGCTCAGAGACAACGCGATCCATGATGGCTTCCATCATGTTTTCAAACGTAGTCACGGCACGTTGTTTCTTCTGCTCGTGCAGAATCAACTCCTCAGCGGATGGAACGCGATCAGCGTACACCTCACGCACAAACTCGGACAGGTTGACATCACGCTGCTGCATCGCTTGGGCGGCAACAGTCATGTTTTCCCAACCTTCCTCAAGTTGGCTGAAAGTCTCGACCAACTCAGTCATGCGATCACGCAAGCCGGAAGTGTGACGAATCGACACAACGCAACCGGAAACCTTACGCATCATGGCGAGGTTGTCGCAAGCGTCACGCCAGTAGCCCATGCTACCGTGGAAACCCTTACCGTCGAATCCACCGCGAATAATTACGCGAGGGAAAATGTTATCGTTAGTGCCAAAGATGGCACGACGACGATCACGGGTTGGAGCAACGGACACATAATGCCCTTTGTTCCAGTGGGTTTTGCACTCAACCTCACCGTCGAACATGGTCGAAGCGGCCTCAACCAACGCACAAACGTCATCAGTCGAGTGGGGAACGTAACGGGATGAGATGGACTTAACGCCCTCAATGTAGCCGGTATCAGACCGGAACAGACCATACTGGTCAGTGGGCATGTTGTCAGGACCGTACAGCGGGAACTTGTCAACGCTGAAATCGAAAGCGGAACGGACAGAAGCGGAAACGTCAGATGCTTGAATGTTGCTCATGATTAAACCCTTTCAGTGAGCGACTCGAAACTAAAAACTTACCCCTGTATTATACCATACAGCAGGCAAAAGTCAAGAGGGAAAATTAAAAAGTTTTGGCAATTGAGTAATTTCGACAGAGCTTGCCAAACTCCACACCCCGAAGGGCGACGGTTGAGAAGCCTACTCGTCCTCGGACGGGAACAGCTTGTCCCAGCAGGCACCACAAGTGCCACTGATCAACTGCTCACGGTCGTCCGCATTGAGTTCGGGCATGGCATTCTGGATCAACTCACCAGCTTGCCAACGCTCGAAACCCTCAGCAGGGACTTCCAACGTGCGACGTTCGCCGCACATGGGGCAGGCAACTCGAACAAGTGTCGTGTTGCTCATGTCATCATTATACAATATTTATCGTCAATGTCAAGGGGAATCTTTAGGTTTTTTCCCAGAATTTTATTGGCATGGTATTTGCTCTGCGGAATTGACGTAAGTCGTTGGTATCAAAGGACTTAGGTCGCGGCGGGGGGGCCTCGCCAGCCCTAAACCCTTGCGGGTAAAGGACTTATGGCGATTTGGAAAAACTATTTGGTTAACTCTTTGTGGAGTTTAGTTAGTGCCAACACAGCCTCCGCAATGGCTGCGATCTCGTCCGTCGTGTGCTTCTGATCCCCTATCATATCTGAGAGAGTCAACGACAGTTCTTCAATATCATTTAATAGAAGTAGGCATGTAGTCATAATTACCACCATGAAGTATAAACAACTTTATAACCATCTCTGATATTGTTACGAGCAGCAAGAATAAACTCGCGGTCTTGCTCTGCATAATAATCGTCAGAGTTTTGTCCAAAAAAGAAACCTTGCGTTTCCGGCAACGCTTCACCGTCAAGGGTTCGCTCTAAATCGTCCAAGTCCTCAAGCGTCAATTCAACATCAACACAGTTGAACTCACCTTCACCACCCTTCTCACGCCAAAGCTGTTCCATCCAACCTTGAAGGTTAGGATGCTTACGCCAGTAGGCAACCTCGTGTTCTTCCTCATACGAAACAGACGTTCGCTGTTCAGTGTGAGTGTTACCATCAAAATCCTGATAAGTGTAATCCTCAGTGGTTTCGATTGGTTCACCCTTACGAGCAAAAGCGTATTGGTCAAGTCCCATTATAATTCTCCTAGTTAAAGATGTAAATTGTGGTTGGGTCAATGTAAAGATCAGCAAACGTCGCTGTCTCTAGTGGTGATCCGTCATACTGATTGATGAACGTGTCGCAGGTATATGGATTGTAGTAGGCTTTTTGCCAGTCACTCTTGCCTGCATCCATTTCGGCATCAGACTTCGCACCGTCAACAATCGTGTCGGCCTCACGAGTATTAACCAACAAACCTTCAACAAAAGCATGAACGTTTTTACGACCTTCATCCCTGACTCTTTTTTGTCCAGCCTTGGACACAATGAATTTACAATCCTGAAGCGTAACTTGATCGGCATGGCAACGCACAAAACCGTCTTGCTTGACACTGAAACACTGCTTGTGGAGATTGCGATAAACGCGAACCCTTTTGCTTGGGTCGATGTGCTGTGCAATCTCGCTGCTTCTCTGAACTCTTGGCTTTTTGTTGCTCATCTCAAGTGCCTTTTGAAAGACTTGTTCTTTAGATATCGTCATTATAGCATCCTTGCCTTGAATGTCAATCCCCATAAGCAGATTCAATCTGCTTTTCACAAACTTCACAGAAAAGCGTATCATCCTCATAATTGATATACGCCTTGCAACAATCGACATTCTTGCCGATACGGTTCTGATTTACACATGATGGACAACTGTGGAATTTACCATCCGCAGATTCTACATAGTAGAACAATGGATATCCACCTGGCCAAGCATAGTGTGCGACTTTTTCCATAACATCCCCTTTTAGTATCGTTCCCCGTTACACCCCTATTATACAATAATTATCGTCATTGTCAACGGGGTCTGTCCAGTTTATTTGCCGGATTTACCCGATTTGTTTGGGAAAGACATAAGTCGTTTGGTGGTAAGGACTTAGGGCTTGCGGGGCCCGCCCCGCCGCACCTAAACCCTTTGGTAGTAAGGACTTAGGGCGAAAAGGAAAAAGTGGGGTTTGCCTTTTATAACCACGTCCCGCATACCCCAAAGGTAGGACGTAGCTCCTAGTGGCCTGCTAGGTGTTTACATGAATGGCTTGACAAGCGAACCAAGGAAGGGGATTTTGATACCCCAATTCTGACGCTCGCGATAGAACGCCTTGACACCATCGCGAGTTAGAACCGTATCAAGGTCACGCGAACGCTCAAACTCTGGATCGAACTTACGGTACGCCCCGAAAATAGTATCCAACGAAAGCGGCTGCTTTTCAGTGTTACGCCGGGATTCCAACACGCCCCAACGGAACTTAGAACCTTCGACGGGTTGACGATAAGAAAACAAAACTAAACTTTTCATTTTAATAACCTTTCGTTTTTGAATCTGAAATACCATGCACCACTGCAAAAATCACTGATAGAATTATAAACTGCGTCACACCTTAACCTTCTTTCTAACTATAGGAAAACTTCACCTTTTCTTTCTTGAGTTGTTTGATAGCGGCAGCAGCATCAGAGCCTTTAGGCTGCACGCCATGAATCAATAGTGCGAACGATTCGTCGCGAATCTCTGGAATCGCTGCGTGTTCGTCAGTGTGGTCAATCTCATAGCCTAGTGCATCGGCTTCGGCTTCGGAGAATACAACCTTGCTTTCGCGTAGATTGTGTTCGTCGATCATATGATCCAAACGACCACCACGCGAAGCGGTCAGAACAAAATTCTCTGGCAAGCTGTCACGATCTTCTACCCACCACGAAAGTGATTTGGTGTAAGCGTAGAACAATCGGTCTGGACAAATTCTTGCGACTTCCCGCCATGCCCGAAAATACTTTTGATTGAAAAAATCACCAGCAACGTGAATCCGGCAGATACCTAGATTTTTTGGCATAGCCGACACAATTTCGTCAACCATTTCATCCGTAGACTTGCACGACTTCATATAGTCAAAATTGGCTTTGCGTTTATTGTACGCATTTGGGAATGTTGCCTCTTGAGAAGCAGAGAAACAACGGAACTGGCAATCTTTACCGTCTTGAATCTTGCGACTGTCACCTATCTGGACAACTTTAGATAAGCAATCTTTAGCTTGTGGACACGACCAACCGGAAAGTAGGTCGAAACTGTAAACCTTGCGACGATCTTGCAACCATCGCTGCAATTCTGGAACGTCGTAAAGAGCTTTGAGCTTGGCGTTTGCATCGCTGAACTTAACCATCATAAAAACCTTTCGTTTGAGTTACCCTCATTATACCATACTTATCGGCATTGTCAAGGGGGAAACTTTAACTTATTTTGTAGGCAAGGGCGTGTTGGGATTGAACCAACCTTATTCCGGCAATTTGTCACGCCGTTAGGTCATTCCCCGCTAAAGGAATAGAGTCTAAACCCTGTGGCAAAAAGTAGCGTCCGGGTCTCACCTTCGAGACGCCCCATATTGTTTCGCTGTGTCTTACTCTCTTATTATACTTTATTATCGTCATTTGTCAAGGGGTCTCACCACAAAAAGCAGGAAAGTTTTAGAAGTTCTCCAGAATTGCCGTAAGTCGTTGTGGCGTAAGGACTTACGACGAGCGGGGCCCGCCCCGCCAGCCCTAAGTCGTTTGATACCAAGGGTTTACGTCGATAAAAGCACCTCGCGGGGGAATCGAACCCCCACCCTTTCACATTCGCCCTCGTCATGCACAACGATTGCAAAATCGGATTGCTCGCGAAACAATCGACGGTATACCCGCCAAAGGACTCAACCAGAGTCAAGGTATATTAAAAAGAGATACCACCCCCGAAGGGGTGGTTCTCCCCACAACACGAAAGGTTAGCGATATTTTACAAGCTCGCTACACACTTGCTCACGGAGAATGACTTATGCAAGCCGTTGTCCTCGCGGACCGTGATACCGCGACCGTTAGGGCCGGTGAAGGACTTAACCTTAACGCCATTGACTTGGCGAAGGACGTTCTTCTTTCCACCAACTGGGTAGAGGAAAGAAACTTTGCGTTCGTTACGCTTGAGATAGAGATCTGAGATCATGACAAAACCTTTCAACTTGTGAAAAAGAAAACAGTTTGACACCTTCCGCAGTGTCAATTTCAACTCCGTTGTTCTTGATGGCGACAACAGTACCAGCAGGAAATTCAGTGCCGACCCTGCAAATCGGCGTTTGGGTGTTACTCATCAACATTCTCCTCTACGAGTTTGGCGGCAGCTTCCGCCCGTTCTTTCTTAATCCGCTCCGCTCTCTTACCGACCGTTTGGGCAAGACTCAGATAATTGTCATCAGTCATCTGAATCTGAATCTCGTCACCGTTCTCATCAGTGAACTCCAGCGAGTTCCAGCCGGTGTAAGCTGTGTGAAACTTGGTGCTGACAGTTTGTTTGACTTTCATGGTCAATCTCCTAAAAGTGTTGTGAAACTTATACTACCATTATACTATATTTATCGTCATTGTCAAGCGGTTACTTGAGCAATTTCCAGAATAATTTCAGATTCTTTTGCAAGGTCTGTATCCTTGTCCACGTAGATCGTCCCCATGATACCCTCAACGGTATTTTGTGGCAAGATGCTGTAACGGACTTTGTTCTTGGTTTCTTTGTCTTTGGTGAATTTAACAATCATTTTCTTTCCTCCAATTCAATCGTTGTTGTGAACGTGTCCGATTACGCTTCGGACGACTATCATGCACCTGATGGGTGTTCGCTTGATGGCCGACTGGCACTTTGCCGACTTTGATCGTCAGCATTATTTTCTCTTTCTTTCTTCTCATCTCTGATTCTTTCAATCTCTCGTTGTTGTGCTTCAAACCGGCGTTTCTGTGCCATGCTTGTGAATTGTGTGGGCTTGTCTTTCATACTCTCTATTATACCATATCTTTTGTGATTGTCAAGGGGTAAAATCTTTTTTTTCGCTAACCCGCTGACCCGCTGACCCGCTGACCCTCTGGCTGTACCATGTCAACCTTATCCGTTAGGATAAAGTAAGACACCGCCCTAGTGCCGAGAAGGCTGTAGCACAGTCAGGCGGGATAGCCAACCTGTCCCGAGTTCGTGGGACCGCATTGGCTTGCCTTACTCTATCATTATACCATATACATCGTCAAAGTCAAGGGGGTATCTGTAGTTTTTTTGTGGAGGTTTTTTGGAATCGTCGTAAGTCGTTACAGTGCAAGGGTTTACGTCGAGCGGGGCCCGCCCCGCAAGCCCTAACCCCTTACGGGGAAAGGACTTACGTCGATTTCAGTAGGGAAGATTTCCTTCCACTATTCCGCCGTGTAGCTCGAACTCTCGCTCGAACACTTCGCGGGGAACGTAGCCGTAAACGGTTTCGGTGAAATCACATTCACTTTGATCGTCACAACCATACAAGTCCTCAGCGAACTTTCTTAGTTCAGGGTTTAGTGGTGTGCTAGATGGAAAACCGCCTTCCATATGCGTGTGCGGTCCTGCGTCTCGTCGCGGTTTGCAATAGCTGAACTCGTTAGCCTGAACGCTCATCGAGAAACCATCAGCACAAACAATACGGGGATTGCGTTTCATAATAACTCCTAAAATGGGAAATCGTATTCGTCAAGCAAGTCATTGTAATCACCATCGTCCTCGCTTGGAATGTGGTGATCATCATCATCGCCATAAACATCATTATAAAATGCTTCGGCTTCTGCCATCAACATATCTTCGTGGTAATTATCCTCTGCGGGATACCAGCAATCGTCAAACTCGTCGTACATGGTCATTCTCCTAAAAAGGGGCAATCGGTGTCAAGGTTCTGGAAACCATAGTGAGCGTCGGGATCTTCGTCCCAATCGTCGTCACCTTCATCGTACCCGATGGAATCGAGGTAATCGGCGTGATCCGACCAATCCTCTGCGGTGGGGCGATAGTCAACCAATTCGTCGGACTGGATTTGAGAGAGAAAATCGTTCATGTTTGAAACTCCTAAAAAAGAAACGTGTTGTGATATGCTTTATTATACAGTATGGGCGGTGTATGTCAAGGGGTAATTTCTCATTTTTCATTCTCCATCAGGATACGGGCGGCAGCTTTGCCGACACAAGTACGGGTTGACATACTCAGACCCTCGCCGCACTCTTTCGCGAGTGTTGAGTTAATCGGCGTGCGATCCCACGCCCAAGTGCTACCTTCCCATCGCACAACATCATTAAAGTGCGGATCGTCGCTGGCTTTCAGCTTGTCAATCCCAATCACGTTACGCACAAACGACAGCGTTTGCTCAGTGACAAATTGAGCGTAGTAATCGTGGTGACGCTCTTTGCTGTTTTCCATGTATTCGTTGCGTGTCATCATACTAGGTAGTTCCTCAGTTTTTCGTGTTGGTAAATGTTAACGTTGTCCTAGTGATCATCGTAGAAGTATATTTTATCATACTTCTCCACAATGTCAAGCCTTGAACGGCGGTTTTCCGTACTTTTCTTCGTACTTTTTTGCCGCTTCGGCTTCTCGCCGTTTGCGGTCTGCCGTTTGTTCAGGCGTTTCGGGTGGAACCGGTTTCCACGTCCAAGGATTGTAGGTCAGTTGGTGATAATTTCTTTTCATGCTTACATTATACAGTATCGGCACGATTTGTCAAGACCTTGAGCATAATTTTGTGGAAGTTTTTTGTTATCGCCCTAAGTCGTTGGTATCAAAGGAGTTACGACGTTCGCGGCCCGCCCCAGCCGACGTAACCCCTTGGCAGCAAAGGACTTACGCCCCTTGCCGCCTCGGCGGCTACTCGCTTACTTAGGACGATACAAGCGGGATGATCAGCACTCTACTCTTGTTACCCCAGCTATCCTCGTATTCGGTCGCGTCACGCGACAGAACATCGCCGTAGATAGTCGGCTCATCGTGGCCCTCATCAGACCACGCACGATACCAACGATCACCACAGCACGAGCAATCCATACCCGTAGCACAGCCATCGAAGTACAATCCGTTGTCCTCAGCGATTGCATCAGCCACATTGGTCGAAGGTGCTTCGATGATAACGTACTCCGCAGGATCGCAGAAAACGCCACCAGAGTTATTTTGACAGTAAGTGAAAAAAGTCATTTCAATTCTCCAAAGTGTTGTTCGTTGTTTCCGTTCGTGGCTGTGTTGTTCATGCCCTCATTATAGTCTTTATCGGCTGAATGTCAACCCCTAAACTTCAGATCCACATTTTTAATCCTCCAAAAGATCATCAGCATCCAAAAGACCGCCATTGACCATGCCACCAACTAAGGCTTGCATATTTTTGTGCAACTGCAATTCGTCGCACTCATTGTCGCTGTAGTCGAATTCTGAATCGAGATCGACAAAATCCGTTCCACCCTTGTGGGTTTTGTAAACGGCTTTTTCTTCAAACTGCTTTCGCAGCTTCTCAATGTTGCGAGCCTTGATCGCTTGCTCCTTAACGTGTTCGGTGATACCGTCACGCTTGTCGCACAGTTCTTCCAAACGTGCAAGAGTACGGCAACCGCGAACCTCATCGCGGAACTCTTCCGGCAACAGATGATTCGGAACGGTAATGCACTCCGCGAACGCTTGTCGCAGATCAGCGGTCAGTTCTTCGATGTTGTTGAAACCGCAGTAAGGGAGAGAAGAATCGTAGTTCATGTTTAACCTTTCAAAGTGTTGTGTGTTGTATGCCTATATTTTAGCGTAGGATCTTCATTTGTCAATGGGGTCAAATCCCAAAATCCACATTATGAGCAAAATAATTCCAAGCAATGCCGGAACCATAACGTAGGTCATGAATTCTTGATTGTCCAGTAAATCCATATCGTTTCTCCTTGATTAAGTATCATTCTACCATAGTTATCGGCATTTTGTCAACCCCAACAATACCAAAAGCAGAAAGTTTTTCCGAATTGCCGTAAGTCGTTTGCTGGTAAGGGTTTACGTCGCCGGGGGCGGGCCCCGCACGACCTAAGTCGTTGCAGGGTAAGGGGTTACGTCATTCTCTGAAAACAGATCACAAGATAATACCAGCCGCCAAACCCCAAAAGCCCCATAACCAGAGCAATCAGGATGTCTTTAGTTTGTTCCTGCATTACGAACCTCCGCCCAAAACTCTCGCCAATCTTCCTCACGCTGCTCTACTTCGTCAACGCACGCCCAAAGTTCCCACCGTTCACGCTCGCACTCAGCGGCCCATTCCTGAGCCATGTAGTATTCCTGTGCATCCATTTCATCACACTGAATCTGACAAGCAAAATCGTCCATTTTGTTGCTCCTGAAAAATGTTGTGTTTTTACTGCCACGTATAGTTGACATCGACGCGAAACCTGCCGCCCCTGACCTTTACGTGCGATGAGGGTACGACGTTACCAGCGGAATCGGTCAGCGTTTCCCCCGCTTTATATCCACCTTTTCCATCCGTTTGATCAATTCGGACTTCAATTCTGCCTTTAGTGGCATGTTGTCCGTGACCGGCTTCCCTGACTCGCATAACCGTGCAGGCGATAAGCCCACTAAATGTGTCAAGGTATGCACTCTCGCCTGCGTTGTGGATTGTGTTAGTCATTGTGTTTTCCTTTGTGTTGTTCACACAACCTCAGCAGGCCGGATGCCTGTTGCCTTTTCGATTGCATCCCTCGCTGCGTTACCCGCGCCAATCGCGCCTCCGTGCGTTAACTCATCCCACGAAATAACGGCTAAACACTCCTGTAATGCGATAAGTAGATCGGGTGCAGATGCAATCAGCCGAGCGTTTTCTATTTGCTCGAACGGCGATCTTCCGTCTGTAGACACAGTGCAGCACACGCAGCCATTAGCGTTCCGCGACCCTTTCCACGACTCCGCAATGACGTTCACCCCGTCGATGCTCCACGGTCCCGGCGTGTGAACAACTGCCTCATTCGACGGCTGGCCTGATTCTGGTTCCGTTGCCACTTGATTTATCCTCGTTGAAATAGGTTTCGGTGCCAGCTTTGTCTCAGCCGCAAATGCAGGCAGGACGTTGCTTGGTTGCTTGTCATATGGGTATTATACTATATTTATCGACCACTGCAAGACATATCCTTTAACTTTACCCTCTGATTTAGAAAGTTTTCGAAGATTGCCCTAAGTCGTTATGTGGTAAGGGTTTACGTCTCGCGGGGCCCGCCCCGATGCACCTAAGTCCTTATGTACCAAGGGTTTAGGTCAATGTGTGTGTGTTGTGTGTGCCGTTAGGCGGTTGGTTGGGGTGCGACTACTCGCAAGCAGTACCGTATCGCTCGAAGTATGAAGCCATTGCATCTAGTTCGGATTGTGGTACTTCGACCACACTGATAACTTCGCAGCTATCGTAGTGATCGTTGTATCGGAACACTGTTTCGCCGTGCTCGTTTTGCCGTAGTTGGTCACGGCTTACATGCTTGAATGTGCATGGGCGGTTGGTGGTTGGGTCGATTGCTTTAACGTCGAAATATTTCATAGTGTTTTCCTTTGTGTTGTTTAACTTCTTATGTCTTTATTATGTACTATATATCGGCGTTTATCAAGGGGTATCTTGATCTTTTTCTTGTTTTTTACGAAGTTCTTCAATGATGCGAGATAGTCGCAAGATTTCCTCTTTTGCATCAAGTGCGTTATCGCAAATATCGTGGTCGATATCATCCAACTCCGAAACCCATTCAAGATTGCGGATGATGCGTTTGGTAATGAGGGCGATTTTCATTTTGTTTTCCTTTTGTTGTGTTACGTTCTTCGTTACGCCTCTATTATACATAGATCGGCATAAATGCCAATACTCTTTAGCGTAAAATCAGAAAGTTTTTTTAAATCGTCGTAAGTCGTTGACAGTAAAAGACTTAGGATAATTTTGGGGGGCTATGGTTTTATCTTCTGGTATAATGGCCCGGTTCCTGCAAAAAAAACGTCTGGTGGTTCAGATGCAATACGGCGATGCCGAAGGTGTGTCTTACCCAAAGTATATAAATCAGCCCTCTGTATAAAAATAATTAGATGTAGCTTCTAATTGCTCCAAACGACTCTATTTGCCTCTATCAAATCGTACCGTAGGTACGTACCAAGACCATTTATACCTGTAAAGAGAAGAGTGTCGCCCTTTACCAGATACTTAGGTTGTGTTAGAAAGCAGTGGGGTCTTCAATACTTTAGCTTTTACTTTTGCTTTATTCAATTATCAGCGTTAGCTGCTTTACAGGTCTAGGTTGGTTGGTCACACAGAGCCTAGATTAATTTTTTTGCCCTACCTCGGAGTGCTTGTTCACTCGCCAGTAACTTTCTGTCCACTGATTGGTTAGAACGCAAAACTACACCAGTAACGTTTTTTTACAAATTTTCAGTGAATTGTGACGCTTTACAACCATCGTCACGCCTAATTATAGTCTGAATTTACCAATTCTGCAAAAACCTTTTTGGAAAAAGTCTCGTTTCTGTGTATAATAGAATGTAGGAACAAGTTCCTCATTCATAGAACTGGAGACAGAAGATGACGAATAAAGACAAACCGCAACAGTGTGAGGCGAAGATGTGCTGCAAAGCTACCGCCCAATTGCAAGCAGAAGTAGTGGGCGAGATCATGAAGGAAGACAAGAGCCTGAGCGAGCTTCTTGACAACAAGGAAAAAGATGAGAATAAGAATACTGAAGAATGATGCCTTTTGTTTGGCACAATTTAAGAATGATAGATACGAAATAGGGCACTGTTCTCTAGACGACTGTTGCTTCGACCGAGAAGTAACCGAATTTTTACGTCAGAACATGGGTTCAGAGCAGTGTATAACCAAAACCGTCCCTATCAACGAACAGTTTTTCTTCTCAATTTCGCTCTATCACAACAAAGTAGAGCAAGAAAAGTGCGACTGCATTGGCACTTTGCAAAAAGATGGCGATAAATACGTCCTGAATATCGAAAAAATCGTCGGTGGCGATAAAATCTACCCAGAATCTGACCATAGATTCCTCATTACCTCTTATTTTCCATCTAAAAATTTCTTTAGTGGTGAATTTTACCGGTCTGTACTTACATCAGATGGTGTTATCACCCTAGAAGATAACCAAATGATTGGTGTTAAAGATGGTTTGATAGAAGAATTGGACGTTAATGAGATCTTAGACATGCTCTCTAAGGCTAAAACCGAAAAGTCGCCCTCTTACAAACAGGTAAAGCTGCAATCTTCAAGAAAAAGACCCGCTAGACCCACCAAAGGTACTATTATTTACAACGAGGTCGCAGACGAGTTCGAGGTTTATGGGAAAAATGGCTGGAGAAGACTTAGGACGGAGGAAATTTAATGAAAATTCCATCAGGAATGACCGAACAGCAGGTTATAGATCAAATTACCGCAGTATGCAATAGAATATCACCCAAATATACATTTTACGGATATACAAATGAAGACATTTGGCAAGAGGCATTTATTATTTGTATAGAAGCCCTTAACAGATATAATGAAGCTCGCCCTTTGGAAAACTTCCTGAGTGTAAATCTATCAAACAGACTAAAGACCTTCATGCGTGACAACTATTTTATCGGGAACTCGAACGAGGCCCGTAAGAAGTTGGCTCAACCGTCACAGTTAGATTACGAAAATAAAATCATTGATTCTAAGACAGAAGAAGACGGATACGAAGAGTTAGACTTTAAAAACATGATTGAAGCGATTGACAAGTATATTCCGGCAAGTATCAGGATGGACTATTTAAAAATCATCAATGATATTTACATTACAAAACAAAGAAAAGAAGAAGTTATTGGAATCATCAAGGGCATCCTAGAGGAACAAGGGTTCAATGAAGACGGGCAGAATCAGTAAGGTCGAAGAACAGTACATCTCTGAAAATATTCATGTGCCTTATGCCAAAGTCGCATCAGAACTGGATAGAAATCCAGATAGTATTCTAGATTTCATCAAACGTAAGGTTGCAGAGGGCAAACTTGAGAAGCCTAAGTGGTTAGAAGGGCAAGACGAAGATCAAGCTAAGTATAACTTATCATTTAGACCATATTGGAAAGAGCTAGAACAGCAATTTACCAATGAAGAGCTTGAACTTTTTAAGTACCACTGGTCAAGAATTATATCACAGTTCCAAGATGACGTTATACCAACTGAAGAACTGCAAGTTGTTGACCTCATCAAGCTAGATATATTAATGAACAGGGCACTCAAGGGCAATAAAGATAACCTTGAGCAGATTACCTCTCTGGACGCCCTCATTGCCGCTGAGAGGCAGCGTGACCCTGATCAGATAGATACAGACATGCTTTTTAATATGGAGCGTCAGGTAGCCTCTCTGAAAGCCTCACAGGAGTCTCTGAACAAAGACTACCGCGAGCTACAAACAAAAAAGAATACAATGCTCAAGGACATGAAAGCTACTCGTGAGCAACGTGTTAAGAGATTTGAAGATAGCAAGTCTAGTTTTGCTGGATGGATGGCATATCTTGTTTCCAACCCAGAAGTTGCACAAGGTTATGGTCTTGAAATGGAAAAAATGAGACTAGCCATGCAAAAAGAAGCAGACAGACTATCTCAGTTCCACAAATACACAGATGACACGGTAGATCAGCCCTTCTTGACCCCTGATACAGTAAAGGACTAATAATGAAAAAAGCTATTATTTTTGGAATTACCGGCCAAGATGGAAGCCATCTAGCCGACCTATTGCTCTCAAAGGACTACCACGTAGTGGGAGTCTCTCGTCGAGCCAGTACAGACAACACACAAAGAATCAAACACATCCTTGGTAACGAAAGGTTCGAGTTGGTTCAAGGTGACATTACTGATGCTTATTCTGTTATAAATATACTTAAAAAACATGAAGATGTAGATGAAATCTATAATTTAGCCGCACAGTCACATGTAGCAGTGTCTTTTAAGCAACCAGCACTCACATGAGACATAACAGGCAAGGGCTGTTTAAATATCTTACAGTCTATTGTGGATCTTGATATTAATGCTAGGTTCTATCAGGCTAGTTCTAGCGAAATGTATGGAAAGCACTACGATGTAAGCAGAGAAGGATATAAGTACCAACACGAAAACACAAAATTCATGCCGCAAAGCCCGTATGCGATTGCCAAGTGTGCGGCCCACCATATGACTAGACTGTTCCGCGAGGCTTACGGTTTACACGCTAGTGCTGGTATTTTATTCAATCACGAAGGTGAACGACGAGGCGAAACCTTCGTAACAAGAAAAATCACTAAGTGGATAGGCGATTACGTTAGATGGTCAAATAGAGCATCCAACCCAACTCAACCAAATGAATACAATTTCGACTCTGACAATATTATCATTAATGGTTATAAGTTTCCAAAGCTGCGTCTAGGTAACTTGGAAGCATTTAGAGATTGGGGGTACGCAGGAGATTACGTGGAAGCGATGTGGATGATGCTTCAACAGGAAAGTCCACAGGACTATGTTATCTGCACCGGTACAACTCATACTATTCGTGAGTTCCTAGACGTAGCTTTTTCACACATTGGAATTGAAGATTGGTCTGATTTAGTAGTTCAAGACCCTGAATTCTATAGACCAGCAGAGGTTGATTACTTACGGGGCGATTGCAGCAAAGCGAATCATGTATTAGGATGGACTCCTAAGCATAGTTTTGAAGATTTGGTAAAGAAAATGGTAGAACATGACGTATCATGAAAATCTATGTCTTGAAGTTTGATCTAACTTTAGTCCATACTAGACTTAAAAAGTTTAGGCTAAGAGAATTTAATAGTGAGATCCCCGTATTATTTATAGAAGCAAAAGATCCAGACGAGGCTTGTTACTTAGGTTATTGTAAATTCGCAGATACTGTACTTAGTCAAGACGCCTCCCCAGAAACAGTAAAGTTAATGAAAGAAATAGAGTATGACATAAGAATAACGAAAGTTTATTGTAAAGATGAAACGAAATTATGATGACCCTCAGTACAAGACTTGGCGACAAGCTGTAAGGCGAAGGGACAAAAATACTTGCCAGATGCCCAAGTGCAAACGCAAGAAAAGATTGCAAGCTCACCATATTAGAAAATGGTCGAGTGCATCCATGTTGAGATACGATGTAAATAACGGTATTACGTTATGCCGTACTTGTCATGATTCGATCAATGGCAAGGAACACTTATACGAATCTTTATTCATGGAGATAGTACGGAAAAATGGCAGGTAAAGCACCGGCGTACAAAGTAATCAAAGATACGCGAGAGCAAGACGGGTACACTTTTGAGAGTTTTACCGGAAGGTACACCTCTTGTACAGGTATGGTTGTAAAAAAGCTAGACACTGGTGATTATTCCCTAGAAGGTCTAGAAGATAGACTTTGCATAGAGAGAAAAGGAAGAGTCTCTGAACTTGCAATTAATCTTGGAAAAGATAAGGCAAGATTCATGAGAGAGATTGAAAGGATGCAGGAGTTTGAGTTTCCCTTTTTAATTTTAGAATTTTCCTTGGACGACCTTATCAAATTTCCAGAAGGGGCGGATATACCAGAGGGTAACATATCCAAGGTTAAGATCACTGGAAAATATTTATTAAAGATGCTCGTTGAAATACAGATGAATTATAATATTCCCGTTTATTTCTGTGACAATAAGAGAAACGCTAAATTCCTAATCAATAGTATATTTAAGAGAGTCAATGAACGCTGCTCAATCGGAGAATAATAAAATGACGTTAAGTGTTGATACTATTTCTGACGTACAAGCCTATGGGTTAGACGTTAAGAATAGAGAGCTATACTTACACGGATATATTGGTAACACCGACGAAGATCCCGGTGTTGAATACAGAATGGCTGCACAGTTCTACAAAAACATAAGATTGCTTGATTCTATCAATAACCTTCCTATTATTGTCCACATGTTCAGTGAGGGTGGCGAATGGGACGCTGGTATGGCAATTTATGACGCAATATCTTTATGCCAATCCTATGTTACAATTGTTGCGTATGGACAAGCCTCGTCTATGAGTAGTATTATACTTCAAGCTGCCGATAAGAGGGTTATGACACCAAACGCCCACTTTATGCTTCACTATGGAAGCACAGATTGTGGTGGAGATCATCTTAGTGCCCAGAACTATGCAAAAGTAGATAAAAAGAATACAGAAACAATGCTTGATATTTATACTGCGGGATGCTCCAAAGGAAAATACTTTAAGGAACACTACACCGACTCTACAGAAGAAAAAGTCAAAAATTACCTAAAGAGAAAGCTGAAAGACGGTGACTGGTACTTAGATGCTAACGAAGCAGTGTACTACGGGTTAGCAGACGCAGTTTTAGAGACTAGAAAGTACCCTCACATAGATAGTTTAAAATGAAACTAAAAAAGATAAATGAGGCTTGGTTAAATCTAGATCAGGTAGATGATGAAGATCTATTTAACCCTATGTCGCTAGTCAAAATGAGCGAGGACGATTTTCACTATCGTCTTCTTTGGCTAATGACTAGACCGGAATATTTCTCATTTCTATGTAAGCAAATACTAAACATAAACATCTTACCCTCACAGGCTTTGTTCCTTTGCGAGATGTGGAACCGAAAATTCCCCATGCTAATCGCTAGTCGTGGATTTGGTAAGTCTTTTATGCTATCGCTCTATTCTATTTTAAGAGCATTAATTTTACCAGAAAGAAAGGTTGTGGTTGTTGGTGCTGCTTTCCGACAATCTAAGGTTCTTTTTGAGTACATGGAAACGATTTGGAACAATGCACCAATCTTGAGGAGCATGTGCGATGCGAGTAGTGGACCACGTAGAGATGTGGACCGTTGTGTTATGCGGATTAATAAATCTCGGGTTACTTGTCTACCTTTGGGGGACGGACAGAAAATCAGGGGTCAAAGAGCTAACGATATTATCTCTGACGAGTTTGCTTCCATACCTCGCGATATTTTCGAGACTGTTGTGGCAGGTTTTGCTGCGGTAAGCTCCGACCCAATTGAAAACGTCAAAAAGATCGCAGCAAAGAAAAAAGCTGAAGAGTTAGGTCTAGACCTATTCAAAGAAGATGAGAATATCATCAAGAAAAATGACAACCAGATCATTCTCTCTGGTACGGCGTACTATGACTTTAACCATTTTGCCGAATACTGGAAGAAATGGAAGTCTATCATTCAAAGCCAAGGTAAAAAAAGTAGATTAAGAGATATCTTTGGAGAAGACCCACCAAAGGACTTTAACTGGAAAGACTACTCTATTATCCGTGTTCCTTATGAACTTCTACCAGAAGGCTTTATGGACGCCTCACAGGTCGCCAGATCGAAGGCAACGGTTCATGCTGGTATCTATCAAATGGAGTTCGGAGCGTGCTTTACACGCGATTCTCAGGGCTTTTTCAAGCGTACCCTGATCGAGTCGTGTGTCACTGACGACAAATACAACGATAAGCCAGCTATAAAAGATTCAAAAGATAACCCCATCTGCTTTCAAGCACAATTACGTGGCGATCTTAACAAAAAGTACGTATTTGGTGTTGACCCCGCATCTGAGGTAGATAATTTTAGTATTGTAGTTATCGAATTGAATGGAGATCATAGACGAATTGTTCACGTATGGACAACGAATAGGGAACAGCACAAGGAAAAGGTTAAGAGCGGCTATTCTACTGAGTCAGACTTCTACGCCTACTGTGCTAGAAAAATTAGAGATCTCATGAAAATATTCCCATGTGTTCATATTGCTATGGATGCTGGAGGTGGTGGTATCGCCGTAATGGAGAGTTTGCATGATAATGATAAGATACAAGAGGGCGAACATCCAATCTGGGAAGTAATCGACGAGAACAAGGAGAAGGATACAGATTACAACAGAGGTCTACATATCTTAGAAATGTGCCAATTCTCAAGGTATGACTGGTTGGCAGAAGCTAATCATGGAATGAGAAAAGATTTTGAAGACAGAATTTTATTATTCCCAATGTTTGATACCCTTAGTCTTGATATTTCATCAATTGAGGATGATATGAAGGGCAGATCATATGACACCCTTGAACAGTGTGTAATGGAAATTGAGGATCTCAAAGATGAATTGGCAATGATTCAGATTACTCAAACGGCAACGGGTCGAGACAAGTGGGATACTCCAGAGACAGTAATTGGAACAGGGAAAAAGGGCAAACTAAGAAAAGACCGCTACTCTTCTTTACTCATGGCTAATATGGCGGCGAGAACAATAGACAGAACTCCAGATGCTGAGACCTACAATTTTTATGGAGGATTTGCAACTGTAGAGAAGTCAAAAGATCCTACAGGCAAGCTATATCAGGGTCCACAATGGTTTACAGATGGTATGAACGGTATTTACTAGATTTATGTGTATAATCATTCGCAATACATTCTGAATCATTTGTAATCAAAGGAAACCACTAAATGTCCGAACATACCAATGGATCTCTCACCACTTGGAATAGTGACGATAGAAACAGCAGAGATGATGCGTTCAAGGAGTACGCTCAAGCGGCAGAGTCTTACCAAGGCGTTTCTAGAGCCTATCATAGAGACTTTCTAGACATAGAACCAAACCGTTCTGTAAAGCCTCATTTTGGTTCGAACGATTACTACGCCTTTAGACCTGAAGAGCAAGTTCCTCGTAAGTCCAAGCGTATCATTAAGATGTGTATGGATGCATACGACAAGGTTGGAATCGTAAGAAATGTCATTGACCTTATGGGCGACTTTGGTTGCCAAGGTATTAACATTGTTCACGAGAACAAAAGCGTGGAGAAGTTTTTTCAGCAGTGGTTCAAGAAGATTGATGGAAAAGAAAGATCAGAACGATTTCTCAACAACTTATACAGAACTGGAAATGTATTTCTCTACAAGAGTTATGCCAATATTACGCCCGAAATCAACAAGTACATTAAGTCTTTAGCAGAAGATATTACTCTTGAGGTTCCAGATATCAAAAAGGCCGTTGTTCCTTGGAGATACAACTTCTTTAACCCCCTAACTATTGACATGAAAGACGGTCAGGTTAGCTTATTTATTGGTAAGAAAAATTATGCTCTTACAGCTAATACGTTTTTTGATAACTTTAAGGATGGCACAATCCCAGTCAAAGTCTTGGAGACATTACCATCCAATGTCAAAAATGCAATCAAGCGACAAGAAAGAAAAATAGACCTCGAAGCAGATCGTCTTTGTGTCCATTATTACAAGAAGGACGACTGGCAGCAGTGGGCACATCCTCTTGTTTACGCTATTCTCGATGATATCATCATGCTTGAGAAGATGAAGCTCGCTGACCTTGCTGCTTTGGATGGTGCAATTTCAAATATCCGACTGTGGACGCTTGGAGATTTCGATCATAAAGTTCTGCCAACAAAAGAAGGTATCAATAAACTTCGCAACATTCTAGCTAGTAATACTGGTGGCGGAACTATGGAGCTTGTTTATGGTCCAGAACTCAAGTTTACAGAGAGTAACTCTCAAGTTTACAAATTCTTAGGGTCAGAAAAATATCAATCTGTACTCAATAGTATCTATGCTGGTCTTGGTGTGCCCCCCACATTGACTGGTATGGCAAATAATGGCGGTGGATTCACTAACAACTTTATCTCATTAAAAACTCTCGTTGAGAGATTGCAGTACGGTAGAGACCAACTTACAAAATTCTGGGAGAAAGAACTGGAATTCGTAAGAAAGGCTATGGGCTTTAGAAAGCCAGCACATGTGGTTTACGACCAAATGAGTCTATCTGACGAGGCTTCTGAGAAAAATCTGCTTATCCAACTTGCTGATCGCGATATTATCTCGCACGAGACCGTTCTTGAGAGATTCAAGGAAGTTCCAGCAGTTGAGAAGGTTAGACTTCAAAGAGAAGATAAAGCTAGAGATGGAGAGAAACTACCTCCAAAAGCAAGCCCCTTCCATAACGCAAACCAGAAGTTTGAGATGGAAAAGATGGACAAACAAGGGGAGCAGCAGGAGAAACTTGCTGAAAAGAAAGAGTCTCAAAAACCAAATCAAGAAGCTGGAAGACCTAAAAACAAGCTAGATGAAGAACCTAGAAAGAAAAGGGTTGATACACCAAAATCTACTCCGGGCGTTGCAGAATTATTCTTATGGGCTACAAAAGCATTTGATGCAACTTCCTTGATACGAGATGGTTATATTGCCCAGAAAGGTAGAGCAAACGTTCGCCAATTAACAAAATCAGAGGTGGATGAACTTGAAAACCTGAGACTTGGTACTCTTCTCAACCTAGAACCCCTATGCGAGATAAACGACGATGTTATCTACGCAGCAATATCTAGAGAGTTTAAGGAAATCCCCAAAGAACTGAAAGATGCTAGGGCAAACTCAAAAGGCATAGATGACTACAGAAAACTGGTTGTAGCAAACTATGTTGAGTTACTTCTAATGAAAATTTGACGTTTTTGTGAAAATTTATTTTTTTTGTGTATAATGCTTTGAGGTAATTAATATGACAATAAAAATATTCCAAAAAGAGATAGACGACGGTATTGGCGAGCTTGTAAAAAGCACTGCCAGTGTTGCGTATTGTTCTGCCGCGACTATTCAGGAAGATATCCCACAAGAAGTAGTTGCAAAGGCGGTTGCAGAGAACAAGGATCAGATTGACCTTTATTACCTAGAGTCAGTCTTGGTGTCAACTGGATGGAATAAAAACGACGATGTGTTTACATCGGAGGCTACTTGGGCTGCTAGAAATACCCCCGAAGACAAGCAGTTCAATTTTATGCACGATGAGAATGACATTATTGGTCATATCACTGGAAGCTATGTTTTAACCAAAGATGGTAAAGCTCTAGCTGATGACGCAGAAGCCCCACAAGAGTTTGATATTATCACTCAGGCGGTTCTCTACAACAGTTGGACCGGTGAGGAAAACAGAGATAGGATGGGAAAAATTATTGCTGAGATCCAAGACGGAAAATGGTACGTTTCTATGGAATGTCTATTTTCTGGATTTGATTATGCATTAATTGACGAAAAGGGTGTTGCTAAAGTTCTCGCTAGAGACGAAGGTTCCTCCTTTTTAACCAAGCATCTCAGGGCTTATGGTGGATCGGGTGAATATGAGGGATATAAGCTGGGGCGTGCTCTTTCTAATATTTCATTTTCTGGGAAGGGTTTGGTTTCTAAACCAGCTAATCCAAGAAGTGTAATTTTACGTGATAGCAGTACCGCCAATATTAATGTAGATCATAATTCTAAACTTTCAATAGGAGAATTACAAATGTCAGATGTTTTGACAGACCAGTTGGCCGAAGTTAAAGCACAGCTTGAAGCAGCTAAGGCCGAAAACGAAGCTATCAAAGCTAAAATCGAAGAAGCAAAAGATAAAGAATTTGCTTCCAAGGTAGAGGCTTTTGAAGCTGCTGCTGATGAAAGCAAAGCTACAATTGATGAGCTTAACGAAACTATTAAATCAACTCAGGCTCGTGTTGCTGAGTTGGAAGATTCTCTTCAGTCATCTCAGACCCAATTGGCAGAAGCCATGAAGGAAATGGACGACATGAAGAAGAAAGAAAAGATGGAGAAGCGTAAAGCAAGTCTTGCTGAAGCTGGTTTGGAAGAAGAAGAAGTTGATGAAACTCTCGCTTCCTTCGACGCTCTTGACGACAGTGCTTTTGAAGCTATCGTTGCTATGATGAAGAAGAAGGGCATGAAGAAGTATGCCGATGAGCACGAAGACGAAGAAAAGAAGGATAAGGAAGCCAAGGCAGAAGAAGCTGAAGCAGAAGAAGCCGAAGCAGAACTTTCTGAAGATGCATTTGATAATGTAGAAACCAGCGAAGCCACTCTCGTAGAGGCAGAGCAAACCGACGAACTTGAAACAGCGAGAGCTTCTGTCTCAGACTGGTTCACAAATCACGTACTTAACAAGTAATTTATAGGAGATTATAACTATGGCTCTTAAAGCAGATAGATATGAAGAATCAACTGATATCAGTTATTTCATGACTGCCGCTACCGGTGACCGTGGAGGCGTTGTCTGCCTCGACCTGTTGAGTGCCTCTGGTGCTGCAATGGATCAGGGCGACAATACAGTTTCTTACCAAGCTGCCGCTGCAACTGATGTACCAGTTGGTATTCTTTTGAACGACGTTGTTAACAAAGACCTGACCAGAACACATCTTAATCAGTATAAAGATGAAGTTCAGTTGGGTGGTAAAGTCACTGTGCTGACTCGTGGATGGGTTGTTACCAATAAGGTAACTGGAAATCCCGCCGCTGGTGATTTGGCTTATGCTTCCGAAACCATTGGTGAAATTTCAACAGTGGCAGCGAACGCAGAAGCATCTGGAAACTTGGCTATTGGTCGATTTATGTCCGCTAAGGACGCAGATGGATATGCTAAAGTTTATGTCAACCTTCCTAATCACGGCCCACTTGCGTAAGCCATAATCTAAAGGAGATATTAAACATGTCATATACTGAAAGACCTAGCGATGAATTCATCAGTCTTTATCAGAAGACTGGTGATAATGACCAGAATGTAGCTTACGCTGCACAGCGTGAGTTTGCTAAAGCATTGGAACTTCCTTTGCGAAAAGGTGTTCTGATCGGTAATATTCTCGGAGATATTTTCGAGACTATCAATGTCGAGCCCGGAGCTACTACTGAGTATCCTCTCGACCTCATTTCACCGGGACTCGAAGGTGAGCACGTTGCTTACACCAATCCCGGTCATGGCCGTATTCCTGAGCGTGCGGTTGAAAGCGATTACGTCATGATCCCGACCTACAGCATTACTTCGAGCATCGACTACTTGCTCCGTTATGCTCGTGAGGCTCGTTGGGATGTGGCTGGTCGTGCTGCACAGGTCATGGAAGCTGGCTTTGTCAAGAAGATGAACGATGACGGGTGGCACACACTGTTGGCCGCTGGTGTTGATCGTAACATCTTGGTTTACGACGGTGACGCTACCGCAGGCTTGTTCTCCAAGCGTCTGGTTTCTCTGATGCAGACCGTTATGCGTCGTAATGCTGGTGGAAACACTGGCTCTGCTAATCGTGGTCGTCTGACCGACCTGTACGTTTCTCCAGAAGCACTCGAAGACGTGCGAAACTGGGGACTGGATCAGGTTGACGAAGTAACTCGTCGCGAGATCTACACCGCAAGCGAAGGTGGTGCTCCAATCACTCGCATTTACGGTGTTAACCTTCACGACCTTGATGAACTTGGTGAAGGTCAAGAATACCAAGACTTCTTCACGAATGGTCTTGGTGGTGCTGTAGAGGCTTCTGACCTCGAATTGGTTGTTGGTCTGGATCAGGGTGCTAACGACAGCTTCGTTATGCCTATGAAGCAGGCTCTTCAGGTCTTTGAAGACCCAACCCTGCACCGTCAACAGAGAGTTGGCTACTACGGATGGGCTGAACTTGGATTTGGTGTTCTTGATAACCGTCGCGTTATCCTTGGCTCCTTCTAAGTTTATAGGCTTATCTACCTATACGAGAGAGTCATTCCCATTAGATTGGGAATGGCTCTTTTTTTGTGTATAATAGTTTGTAATTCGCGTTTTACACTAAAAGGATCTTTTAAAGGGGATAATATATTATGACCGCTTTTTCTGACTATTTGGAGTCTGGTCTTCTTCACCATGTGTTTAGAGGTCAAGATTTTCCAAAACCAGCCAATGTAGCTATAGCACTTTGCAGTGGAGTCCCAAGAGACTCTGACACTGGCGTTTCCCAGTATGCAAATGGAGGTACGCTTCCAGAAATACCCTCTGGAAATTCAATTGGTGCATCTACAGGTTATGAGAGAAAAAATCTTGGAGATCCATCCGTACTGGGTAATTCCGTATGGACATATGACTCAGATGACCACAATGCCGGAAGTGGTTTAATTAAAAATACTGATACAATATTATTTGGCACTGCCACCCAAGACTGGGGCTGGGTATCTGGAATCGCGATTGTTGATTCTGGAGACTATGGAACTGGCAACATGCTTATGTATGCAGAATTGAGCAATCCAAGAATCATTTACCAAGGTGACACAGTGAAGTTTGATGTATCTACACTGCAAATTAAATTCAAATAGAGATAAATTATGATTTTGTCAAAAGCAGAGTACATTAGCTCTATAAATTCCTTGTTGCCTGATAATGGCACTCAAGAAATTTCACCTCTCGACTTACGCACCAGTTTAATTAACTTAATTGATTCTGTACCAAATTTTATAAATGGTACTAGAATAAGCACTGCAAATTTTAATACTCCAGATACAAGAACTACACTTGCTGGCGATCAATCTCTAAGAAACATGTTCTTAGCTGGGAGAACCAGCGTTGACAACTCTGCTTTTGGTTACGCATCTCTAAGAAATAATTATACGGGTAGTGGTAATACTGCCGTTGGTAGTTATTCTTTATCATGTAATTTTTATGGCGACTCTAATACAGCAATTGGTCTTTCTTCTCTTGCTGGAAACACAACTGGTTCTGGAAATGTTGGACTAGGCAGTTACACACTGCACAACAATAAGAAGGGCCACTTTAATGTAGCAATTGGTCATGGTGCAGGTTGGTATATAGGGCAAGAGGTTGACTATACATTCGTAGTAGCTTCCACTCCAATCGGTGTAGAAGAAACCTGTGATGATTTTGGCAATCCTATCTTTTCCGGGGAGGCACCATTACTTTACGGTAATTTAGATGCTTCTAACCATCAGCTTGCCGTAGGAACAAATTCTATACATAGTTTTGGTATGCTTCAGGTTTCTGGCGGCATAGCACCAACTATTGGGTCTGAATTCAATCTTGGTTTCGATGGTTACAAATGGTCATCCGTTAATGAAGAAGTATTCTTCTCTGGAGGTGCCGTAGGTGTTGGGGGCCAACCATCAGGTGCGGCTCAGGGTGTAGCTGATGGAAAAATGACGGTCTATGGAGACCTAGTACCAAGCATTAATGATAGATACGCATTAGGCCATCCACAGTTAAGATGGGATGGTTATTTTAATGATGTGGTTATTAGTGGTCAGGCTTTTATTAATGACGCGACTTACAATAATGTATCAGAATGTCTTTATGAGTGTAAAACGCTTCACTTAGCAACAAGTGGTTTTTGTGATCCAGAAGATGATGGTTTCCATAACTCTGCCGTTTGCGGCTTTTTAGATGATGTATCTTTAGATGGTGCAGGTTTTGAGGTCCACTCTAGCGGATCAGATTATCGACGAGATTACATTTTTGCCTACAGAAAACCAGACCCTACACTGAAATGCCTACCATTAGATGATCCTTACTCAAGATCTAGGTTTGAGTCTAATATCTCATTAGAGGTTACATCTGGTAACGCACTGATAACAGAAAGAGTATTAGGTCGTGAAGTAGCCTCTATGGTTATCCAAAGTGGCTGCATGGGCGTATTCCTAGAAGGATACGAACCGTCTGGGCAAAGAGTTGTTGTATCTCAAGAACCACATTTTTCTAATAGTTATCCAACCCTAAACGATGCAAACTTTATTGCTAGATCTGGTACAGATATTATAGAGGGCAACCCAAGTGGCTACGATTATACCGTAATGTACGGAACTGTAGATTCAGGTGTTCAGGTGGCACAAAGGTTCGCAAGTAGAATAAAAAGCTCTAGTACAGTTCGTGGCTTTAGTATTGTTTATCATGACGAATTTGATCAGGAATAAATAATGAGAGATAGACTATCAATACATTTAGATAACGGCCAATCCGACATAAGGGAGGCTGTTACTGTACTAAGAAATGGGGGCACCGCTTCCCAATCTGGTTTAGTTGGCATAACAAATGCTGCTTACGATCCAAATACCGGAACGGCATACATCCCAGAGACTATATTTAATGTCCAATCTACTGGCGATTCTAATATTAGATTTTCTAGTGGTCCATCAACATCATATAGAAGCTGTTTAGAGCTTTTAGCGGTTGGAAATGAAAGAGCTTCTGGTTTACACTTTAGTTATGATCCACAATTTGATGATTCATATATTGATGCCGATACTGGGTACGGAACCTATGAACCCTGCGTGAACCCAAACGGAACAGATAAAACTGTAGCTGACTTTTCTCTGATTCGTCCAAGCGGTACAGATGGCATGGAGTTCTCACACATGTCCCTTTCAGAGCGTGGATATGTCAGCATTGGTCTAACCAGAGTTCATGAACAAAGACACTTTGAAGCCAATGCACCACTGACTATAGCCTACATGTGCGATGGTCATCAAGATAGTGGTACAATCTCGATTCACCAGCAGGCTTCTGAGCCAACTACCCACACCAATTTTGGTAAAGTATACGTTAAGCCATATTCGGTTGGTGGAAGAACTCAGGCTTTGTACTTCAAAGACGATGGTGGTAACGAGACGAACTTGGTTCTTTCTCAAGATTTAGATCCAGAAGATTCTCTTGATGGTCTTATTTACGGAGACGGGTTTGGAAACACTTATGGTGGCTGGTATACACCAAGTGTTAGAGCCGGTAGTCTTGAATTAGGAACTAATACATTTTATGGTTATGGTGCTGGTGCAAGTATAGATGCAGAATCTGTATCAACCTGTAATGTACTAATCGGTTATCATACAGGTAGTGGTATAGATTTATCAAGTAGAAATACAGTAGTTGGATGCAATAGCCTTTACGGTTATTCAAACGCATATAAGAATGTTATTATTGGTTCAAATAACGTCCTTCAAGATGGCACTATCCAATCTGACACTATTCAAGATATTATTGCAATCGGTAGAGACCTATACAACAACGAAGTTCCAGACGAAGGCGTACTGGCTATAGGTATAGGAAGTAACCCACTGATTACTGGTAGAGTCGCTTCACCAGACAAGCACTTCACGGTTAACGATGGTTATTTGTCTGTCCTAGATGAAAACCAAACAGAGTTTAAGGTAAGTACCACTTTTGATTCGGTATTCCAAAGAAATACGATTAATATCGACTTGATTGATTATAACAAAGGTGGAACTGACTACGCAGAAGACAATCTTAAGTTCAACTTCAAAAATGAAGACGGACTCACCAACACATTATTCCAACTTGAACCTCGCGGCGATGCCCTTAGTAATACTCCAAACTATGCATCTCCAGCAGAAACAACTCCATTTGCTCAACTTGATGCAGATTTTAAACTCAAGGGTGCAATTAGATTCCAAGATGGAACCTCTTTATCTGGCCTTTCAGAGTTTGAACTTCTCACAACTTTTGGTACGTCTGGTATCAATAAGGTATTACAAACCTCTAACAGTACAAACTATTTTGTATTAGATTATTCTGACTTGAGTCTTGCTGGTGATGTTTCTAGTAATATCAGAACAGATAATACCTTTGTGGCAGTTCAGGTTGATGGAACAGATTCATCAAATATAGGTAAGATGTCACTTCAAGGTCTCGCGGATTATGTTAGTAGCGGAACCTCAAGTATTGCTGAAAACTGCAACGTTATTATATCTAATCCAGAGAATGAATTAAATATCAATGCGGCGGCAAACACAAGAAGTGTAATGATTGGTTGCGACGTAGCTTACGGAACGATTGGTCAGTACAATTCAATTATGATTGGTTCAGCGGCTGGTGCAAATGCAACAGTAAGCAATCCATCACTTTCTTCTCCATTTAATAACATTTTTATTGGTCCAGCAGCAGGTCAAGACTCTAACGATACATCTTATGCAATCTGTATCGGAGATAGTGCTGGAAAGAACTCTGATAGTGCAACAGACTGTGTATTTATTGGAAACAGTGCCGGACTAGATTCGACACAAACTAAGTCAATAGGTATTGGAAATTTTGCCCTCAAGGGTGGAACTTCTGAGTCAGAGGGTGGAGTTGGCAATATAGAGATCAATGCTGGAATTTCTGATGGAGACAGGTTATTTAGCGATCCTGAAACTTTGGCTCTAGACTACAGATTGTCCATCAATAAGGCTATTGCTGGTAGAACAGACAGAAGAAACATTTCTATTGGTGATGGTAGATTGTCTCCGACTGCACCTCTTGAGGTTAGATATGATGACACGATTGGTCATAGTAACAATCCAAAGATAGATGGAAGCAAGGTTTTACAAAGCTGGTATTGCAACGATACGTTGGTTGCTTACTTAAATTGCGATGGTCAACTGATACCGCAAACCTCCTCTCCAACCTCGTTTATTAAAGAAGGTATTTTAGACGGTACTCTTTCTGCTGCTGGTGGTATTAATTCTCCAACCACTGCGACACTAAGTGTATACGTAAATGGTACAGACACAACAGAGAATATTACCGTTACAAACAGAGACGCGAACCTTGGACCTATAGGTGCTACTACTTATGTTATTGTTATGAAGATGGGAGATGAATGGCGACCTATGTGGGTTAGTTGTCCGTAAAACAAACTGAGGAACAGGAAAATGGGAAGACCCAACCAATGCGACCCCTGCTGCGGGGATATCGGAGATCCACCAGATCCACCAATCTCACAGTGTGATGATGTAATATGCATTGCCCTTATAGACGAAAATGAAAAAAGTGTGTCAAACGGCGGCACATTTGCTGGTCGTGATCAAATGGCTGTTCTTCATCCACTCTTTAGGGCTGCATACCCAAATAGATTACTCTTTGTCTTGGACTGCACCAACTCTTCCAAGACTATGTATTACTCTGATTCTTTTGTCAATGACCCTCTCGCCTTTTCTCTTAGGGCAGAATTTGATGATCCTTCTGGCCCCGCTGGTCTGATACGTTTTCTTGCAAGAGATAATGGTGATAACGCAATCGCTACTGCTAATGATCCTTGGGGTAGAATTTTATCAATAAAAGAGCATTATCCGTCAGTAAAAGCTATATTTGATGCGGCTACAGAAATTGCTGTTTTTGTCGATGACTCTGATAGCTTGCAGGGCGAGACCCAGATGGCGGCGACGGTCATAAGACTAAAAGCAGACGCTATTTCTTCTGGCTATACAATTGCTGGTTCTACCGACAATACTAATGAAGATATTATCTGTCCCTTTGCCCAATCTCAATGCTGCACAGACAATGCACAACCTCTCATGGATGAATGTGGTGTCGATGTAGATTGTGGAGCACTCGCTCTATCATTTATTAAATCACCAGATGACGCCCTAATCAGAGAGTATTGCACGAACGTCTTCCCGTCTAATAGTCCCTTCCAAAATGTTTGTTCCAGTTGTGTTTCGCAGCAACAAGAACAAGATGCTCATACTATAGAATACACTGCCCTCGCTTCAAATTCACAAGGGCAAAATGCTGATTTTGTAGAAATAAGGTATTCTTTACAGGCTTCAGATAATGGTACAGATTGGGTTACAATTGAAAACTTGGACAATGGGTTTAGCGGCATAGAACAAGGACTTAATGCACTTATAGATAACTGGGGCGGATCTTCTTTAGACCCAGATGATTGTCACCAATGGCTTTCAGACGGTGGTGAATGGGGTCAGCTTGGTAGCGATATTGATGGTGAAGCGACTGGTGATCAAAGCGGTTGGAGTGTTTCTCTCAATTCAGCCGGTGACCGTGTAGCGATTGGTGCTCTGTATAATGATGGTGGTGGCACCAACTCTGGACACACAAGAGTTTTCCAGTGGAATGGTAGTAGCTGGACGCAGCTTGGTAGCGATATTGAT